TCGGATAGAGGTACCAAACCATGTTTCAAACTACATTTGTTTATTGGCACCCCCTCCCCCCTTTTTGTATATATAGGGATCCTAATGTACTTGTATATAGTCGATTTTAGAGATAACATCACCCAAAATACTTATTGAAAAAATTTTTTAAATTTTTTTTTCGTTTTTAAATGTTTGAAGATATAGATCTAAGAAAGCTACCCATGGAAGCCAAGAAAGATTTCATGAAATATGCAATAAGATTGGAAGAGAAGAAAAAAGAAAAAGCTGTCTCTACTGATTTTATGTCTTTTGTAAAATATGTTTGGCCTGATTTCATAGAGGGGTCCCATCACAAAATCATGGCTGATAAGTTTAATCAAGTGGCCGCGGGCAAGATAAAAAGATTGATTATCAATATGGCACCTCGACATACAAAATCAGAATTTGCATCGTTCCTGCTCCCCGCTTGGATGATCGGTAGGGATCCTAAGTTAAAAATTATTCAAGCAACTTTTAATTCAGAGCTCGCTGTTCGCTTTGGTCGTAAAGCCAAACATCTTATCGACACAGAAGAATATAAAAAAATTTTTCCCACAAAATTACAAGAGGATTCTAAAGCTGCAGGTCGTTGGGAAACCAATCAAGGTGGTGAGTATTTTGCAACAGGTGTGGGTGGTGCTGTGACAGGTCGTGGTGCGGATTTATTTATTATTGATGACCCTCACTCGGAGC